CTTTCCTTTCATCTTTACACCTCTACCTTTTGCAGTATTGTATCTTCTTGCTTCTGTGTCATCATGAGATGCCATACTACCTTTAGAGTCTCTTCTATTACCAAATGTTCTTTGGTTTCTTTCATTCTTTTTAGCAGCATCATCTTTGCCCTGATCTACCTTTGCTTCATCCATTTTCAGTGCATCTAACTGATCTAATGCTTTTTGTGACCACCATATTGTAGCTTCTTTCATTTTCTTTTTAGGTTTGTCAGTTTTAACATAGGTTGGTTTAGCAGCACCAGACTTAGATTGTTGATTAGGATCTGCTTTTTTCTTACGTCTTTGTGCAGATAATCTTTCTGCCTTAGTCATAGACGCTCTCTTTGCAGATGATACACACTTAGGAGTTCCTTCACCAGGTTTGTCACTAGCACAAGTACCACCTGTGACTACATTGACCCACCCTTTCTTACCGTCTTTTGATTTAGATTTAGAAAACCACTTGTGTAAGTTGCCTTCCTTTACTAGGTATCCATCATGCATGACCTTATAACCTTTTGGAATTGGTTTACATTTTTGATCTGTATTACAATAGTATTTACCTTCACCACACTCCACTGCTACCGCCTCCTATAATTGCAAGGTTTAATCCTGCCATAGTATACATTGCATTATGTATTGTAAGATCGGAATCTTGTATCCATGGCTTTGCATCTTCATTATAAATCCAACATTGTAATGCACCATACTTTGCTCTCGGTATGTCATTATCAAACCACCAGTCATAATGTGGTGTATCGTCAGTTGCAGGGTAAGTCAAGTACCTAACCCCTTACCTTTATCATAATTATCCTTTCCTCCATATCTTGCCATCGTATTCACATAAGATTTTACATCTTTGAACCCACGTTTCTTAGCATCAGCAGCAGTTTGTTTTTTATCATCTGCCATCTTCTTATACTTACCAGTTCCTGCAGTAGACTTAGCACCTTTAACTTTCTTGGGTTGTCCTCTCTTCATGATCTGATCTTTATACTTTGCCCTTACAGCATCAAGTGCAAGATCTCTCCCTTCACGAGTGAACTTCATACCCTTAGTTGCTTTGTCTTTGAGTGCCTGACGTTTCTTAGGATCCATATTCTTTTCATAGTCTGCTAACTTCTTAGCATAACTAGGGTTATCCATTTTCTTGATAAGTGCTCTGTCTTTCTTATCAGGTCCTGTATATGATGCCTCATTCTGTACATCAGGACCATCATTTACATCGTCACGTCTACGTTTTTGTTCACACTTCATACAGTCACAGTCTTCACCATGATTCTTTTTAACCTCTTTGAGTTCATCTTTCTTAGGGTTAATAAGAATCTTAGATTTTTTTTCTGCTAGATACGCTTTGAATGATAACATTACATTCCCTGTTTACGCATAAACTCCTTGAATGCAGGAGAATTGATTCCTCTCTTAGGATCTTTCATTCTTGCTGCTCTCGATCTCTCTCTGTATGGTTTATCAGATTCATCATCTGGTTTATACTTCTCAGGATTTCTCATTGCACGATAGTTTTCGTCTAGAGACTCCCATTCTTCCCATAGTTGATTAAATGATTTGAAAGATAGCATTACTTTGTCTCCATTCTACGTTTTGCTGCCTGTTTAGCATATAGTCTAGATGATTGCTTCATTTTCTCTATTGCCTTTTCTTTGTTTCCTGCTACTGCTGCCTTACCTCTTTCTACCTCTGCCTTCTTAGAAGCTTTGAGTGCTAGGTCTGCAGATATTTCATCTATCTGCTCGACTTCTTCATTCTTAGGACGACAATCATTGACGAGTTTACCACCCTTCATCTTCATACCAACCTTCTTGTGAGTCTTCCAACATGAAACTTCTTGGAACTCCATTGTTTCTAGGTCTTCATCCTGCTCAGATAAGATCATATCAATCTCACCTTCATATCCTAGTTGCTCAAGTAATCCAAAGATCTCATCCCAGATTACTTCCTCGCTCTTATTACCATAGTTTGCTGCACCTTTCTTACGACATTGAACTAATCTACCTGATGCATATGCACTTGGCCATACCTTAGCACTTGCTTTTACTTTCTTATAGCAAGCATCTTTTGTGCCACTACCCTTACCTTTCTTATCTGCTTCATTTAATTCATCTTCATGAGGAATAGTATTACCATTAGCATCTTTCTGATGATGCTCCATCTTCATCTTTTCACGTTTTGCTTTAGTCTTGGCAAGGATTCTATCCTTTGCTTCTGATGCTGCTTTGTTAGGACCATCATATGCCATAGCACCTTTTTGCTTACGAGGTGCCTTAGCAAATCCTGCCATAGGTCCCGATGGTGTACCAGATCCTTTGGTTATACCATATGAACTACCTTCTTCTACTTCTACTGATTCTTTCTTAATTGCTTTAGAAATTACTTTTCTTCTATTGAGTAAATATGAATCGGACTTATCTTTGTCACCATCATTATCTACATCACCATCTTCTTTACCGACAGCATCTAGTTTCTTTTTTGCTTTCTCTTGTATCTCTGCATATGCATCAGACATATCAGGCAAATCTCTGAAGTTCATTGTCATTTTAGTACTTTCTCCTTTTTATTTATCTTCTTTACAAACTCACCAGGTGTCAATTTCTTAGCATAGTTTGCTAATTCATCAGTTCCTATTTCACCTGCAGGTGTAAAGTTAAAGTATTTTATTTTGTTGATTTCTTGTAGATCTTTTAACCATGAACGATATATTCTATCGGATTCATCTACAAAGATAACGTAGTTGCTACCACGACTCACAACTTTACCACAGATACCTGTGTTTACATTCTCTACAAGGTCTCCTATCTTAAATATGTGACCTTCAAAGTAATGTTCTCTAAGTGCTTGAGGATCTAACTTAGGTGCTATCTCATATAGAGTATAAGATGCATCTTGAAAATCATCAAGATCTTCTTGAACATTCATCGCTTGTCTCAGCGTATTATATAGTTCTTCTTTTCCCTTTCTTCCTAGTTTCTCTGGCATACCTGACACAAATGTGTCATAGTCATCATCCATAGCTGCCTTACGTAGCTTAGATGCACTCATACCTTCTACACCTTCACCATCTGGATCTCTATCACCTGCAGATGATACTTTTATATCATCAAAATTATATAACTTACCATTATATTTGGTTGCTAGTGAGTTAAATTCACTGACTCTATCTCCACCAACTACTATGTTTACTGAACTATATCCTTCACCATCAAGTGTTGTCAACACATCAAAGATAGTTTTAGTCTCTTCACTATTCTGAATAGCATTTGCATGATCAGGATATGCCTGTTTCATGAACTTGATCTTTGTACCAGGATCTAGTGGATTCTTTTGAGGATCTTGTGATCTACTTGGGTAGATCCTATACTCTCCACCTCCTGATGCTGACTTCACTTTGTTTAGAAGTGCTTCATGTCCAGTAGTAGGGGGATTAAATCTTCCAAAAGTAATAGATATGCTACCTTGATCGACCGAACCCTCGCCTCCTGCAGTTTCTTCTCCTCCATTGGTTGTTCCTCCTGCTAATTCTTTTGCGGTCAACTTTCTAAGTTTACCATCTTGACTCATATGAGTCACCTTACCAGTTTGATCGGCATATTTACCGTATCCAACGTGTTTAAGATTGAGTTTTTCTGCTTCTTGTGCTGCAAAGGATTTTTGAGCCTCTTTTAGGAAAGCACTAAACTTTTTCATTCTTCCAATTTTTACGTAAATTAAAGTTTGCTCTGCTAAAGGTTAGTCTATCTACAATTTTATATGGATTTTTAGAATTAATCACATAACCTTCGTGTTTAGAAGGTTCACCATCAATATAGCATTTCACGTCACCGCTTTCACGGATACCACATTGTAGACGCTGTTTCAGTTGATAGATATAGTGCCATGCCTTGAAGGTATATACACTGACCTCTCCCTTATATTTATCAGGTAACGAATCGTACATTTCTTGAGCGTCAGCAATACGTCCTTCACGAATAAAACTGTTGACATGTTGCTTGATCTTAGGAGCAACTTTTGGATGAGGAGTTTTAGATCTAAAGATAGGTATAAAAGACTTCCATTGATCTGTAAAATTTAATTCTTTCTCTACAAATGCCCATGCATCTGTTGCACTTACACAGTAACAAGTAGGTGAACTAGCAAGATTAATCCCGATGTGCCCAACACTATCCGCAGAAACTTGCTCATAAAAAGTATGTGGAGCAATGACAATATAGCCAGGGACTTCAGTGGGAAAACGATACTCCAAAGTATTAGGAGTGTAAGAATGTGACCCACCGACACCAATCCAGTCAGCTTGAATAATGCTATCGACACGAGGAGCAAAATGAAACAATAACCGAAGAATGTCTGCCACATCCCCTTTGTGATTGGTCTCAATGTCATTGAAGGAATAATTGATCTTCGGGATTTTTTTGTTGAAGACACTTTTTGTACCTACGAAAAATTTACCATTAGCAGGATTAGTACCAAATACCACAGCAGGAGCACCATCCCACTTGATACCAACAGTTTTACAAGTAATCATCTCAGTGATTGCTTTGAGTGCAACTCTACGACCATCAAAGATTGTATCTTCTGGGTGTTCGAGGTGTTTGTTTGGCATATCATCCTGTATTATATCCATATTATAGCAGGTTTTTATGTCTAATACGAGTCACAGTGGACAGTTTGATAAGTGTCCTCAATAAATTTTTAAGAAAGGACCGTTGCTATTACCGAATTCTTTTTTAGCACCATAGTATAGTGCTGTACACCACTGTGACATTTTCTTTTTCTTTGCAATCTGTACCCATATATGTGCCCACTCCATAGCAATTAACTTAGAAGAAAATCTACCACCAGAACTTCTGTCTGCCTCATTTGTTTCATAATCTATAGCGTATGCCATTACTTCTTCAATACCTTCTGCTATCTTCTGACTATTTTCATATACTGCAACCTCACCAAGATCTATCATATTAGATAACTTTAATTTTTTATATAAATCTATCCAGTAATCAATTTGACTCTTTTCCCACTTACCTACAGGAGGTATCATTCTATGTTTTGATGCAGATTCTGGTCTTTTTAATCCTAAATCTTTTAAGATTTGTTCTAATGCAACACTTGATACTTTTCCAAGTTTAGCACCTGCATCTTTTCCCTTTGGTGTTAGGTCAGTTTGTACTAAATTTCTTGCTTTAGAGTATTGAAAGTTTCTAGATTGTCCATGAACCTTCCCACCTTTAGTTGTCTCTATATCAAAACCAAGTTCACCAGTATCAAATAAAAAATTTTTTTTCTTACCTAAGGTTAGATTACATTTAAGAGACTTGGGGATTAAATCTAATGAAACAGGAGATTCTTTTCCATTTGCATTTGCCACCTCTACGGTAGCAGTTCTTTTATTTTTTGATATAGCTTTCAATGATACACCTATAAGAGTTTTATTTTTCAGTGTCTCTTTCATATACATGTTTAGGACGTTCAATTTTGCTTCTTTAGACATCCCATCTACATTTGTTAGTTCTTTTATCTTTTCTTCTACAATTCTTTTTTGAGTTTTCTTTACCATAACAATATCCATAGGATTCCAACGATCCTTTACAGATACACCACATTGTTTCTTTGCAATATCTTCTATCATAGGCATAATACCTCTATCTCTTGAGTATTCATACCCTCTACTACCACCTAAAAATTTCTTAAGTGCATTAGTTTGTTTTCTATATGTGTCTCTCCACTCAGCACCATAACCTTCATAAACCTTTTTCATCTCTCCTGATGAAGGTTCTTTATTTTTCTCAATTACAGATTCAAAAAATAATTTTGATCCATTCTCTTGCTTTGCTGTCTCTATAGCGTTTGTAGCCATTGAACTTTCTAATTATTTATCTTCACGTTCTCCCATTATATCTTTAATGTTAGAAAGATATTGATGAGTTTCTTTGATAGTGTCTATTGATAATAATATATCTGCAATGTGCTTACTGATATATGGTTCTTCAGTTCTTGCTGACCAAGCAAGAGCATTTCTTAAATTTGCCTTTGCTTCATCTAATGAATCTGATACTTGTTGTGAGAGTGCCATTTTAGTGTGGGTTATAAATTTTTAAAATGTATAATGTTA